CGTTGAGCAGCTGCTGGCCGCTGCGACGGCCGGTGGGGTCGGTAACGGTCAGGCTGGCGTTTTTGCCCTTGCGCTCCACCACCACGCCGTTGGACAGTGTGACCTTGAGGTGAGCAGGAGCGATAGCACCGTCCCGCTGTGCGGCGTCCGGACGGAAACGGTCCCCGCCCAGGGCCCACGCCAGGGCGTCCAGCACGCTGGTCTTGCCCTGATTGTTGTTGCCGCCCACGAGGGTGAGCCCGGTGGGCGACGGGGTGAGCGCAACGGCCTTGATGCGCTTGACGTTCTCGGCTTCCAGCGCCGTGATCTTTACAGACATTTCGTTACCTCCCCTTGAATGCTGCCGATGGTGTGGACGATCTGGTTGGCAAGAGCCTCCCGCTGCTCTTCCGGCAGTTTGCGGAACTGCGGCTTTACCATCTGCCAGGTGTTCAGCATGGCCCGGCTGGCCAGCAGGACGCTGTCGTAAGCGTTCCGGGCGTCCTGCTCGGCGTCCCCGGTGACGGCGTCCAGCTTTGCCTGCAACTCGGCATTCATGGCGTCGGCCATTTCTTTTGCCTGCCGCCGGGTCTCCTCTTTGTCCACCACGGCGGTGATGGGCTGACTTTTCAGCGCATCGTTCTCGGCCTTGAGCTTGTCACCCCGGAGCTTGGCGGCCTCGGCCACCTGCCGGGAGCCTGCCAGCTGGTTCTCCGCGTCCTTGGCGCGGGCTTCGGCCCTGTCGCGCTCAGCTTCGGCTTTCTGGCGCTGGAGGTTGGCCGCAATGCGGCTCTCGTCTGCATCGTGGTAGCTCTGCTGGAGCTTGGCGTTCTGCTCGGTCAGGCCCTGCACGTCCGCAAGGGCGGCATCCCGCTGGGCTTCGACATCTTGGATGTGGCTTTCCGCCCAGGCAGCCCGATTCTGGGCACCCAGCAGCTTGTCCCGCTCAGCCTCGGCAGCATCGGCCCGCTCTTTCTCGGCCTTGATCTGGGCCAGCAGGTCCTGATACTCCTTGTTCGTGGAAACCTCACCGTTCTTGACCTTCTCCACCAGCTCTGCCGGAGCGCTGGGCTTTGCCACGGCATACAGCAGGGTAGGCGGCAGGGCTTCCAGAATGGCCCGCTGGCGGGGACTGCTGCCGGCCATCAGGGCAGAAACCTGCAGCAGCCGGTAAGCGCTATCCTTGGTGATGCCGATGGACAGGCACCAGGCACGGAAAGTGTCCTCTTTTTTGGCAAACCTGCCGTTGTCGCATTGTGCGACAACGGTGCACAGCTCATCATGTGCAGCGGCAATGGCATTGCCCATATGTACCAGCCCGCGTTCGGCCATCTGCTTGCCATGCCGGTATTCATCCTCGGCAAAGTGCAGATTTTCCACGGCCTGTTCGGGCAGGCCAGAATAATCAAACTCCGGGCGCATCTCATCCGGGATCATGGTCAGGGGCTTGCTTTGCAGAGCGTCCATGCTGTCCATGCTTTCCAGCGCAGCGGCTGCGTCCAGTTTGGAGGGCATCATACCCGCACCTCCGTGTCCTTCAGACGGTCCAGCAGCTCGGCGAGCAGGGCACCGGACAGCGGCTTGATGTCGCCGCCACGCCAGCCATAGCAGAAGATGGTGCCGCACAGGGGCTGGCCGCGCACCACACGGTTGACCGGCTGGCCCGCCGTGCGGAAGAACAGCACCGCCGGGGTGCGCGGGAAGATGTAATGCTCCACCGTGCCGCCAAGCCGGGCCTCCATAGCGGAGAGGGTGTCCGGCAGATTTGCCGGTTCCGGGGCGCGGCCCGGTTCGATCAGAATACCTTTCATGCTTGTAAAAACCTCCAAAGTGTGTTATTCTTCGGGGTGATGGGGAGTAGAGAATCCATCACCCTTGGGCTCGTCCGTGCTGCGAACACGGGCGGGCCTTTTTGTTTTGCGTGGCAGGCTGTCCACCTCGCTGCGCGGGATGAGCTCCCGCTGGTAGATGTGCTTGACGTGCTGCCTGCCGTCCTTGAGCCAGTGGCAGACGGAAGCGGCAAAACTGTTGGCGCTGGCGTAGCCCAGCCGCCGGGCGCACATGGCAGCCGTGCCGCTGGCAATCAGGTCACCGCTCTTGGCGTCCCAGACCGTATACCAAAAGGCATTGTTGACAAGGTCAGGCATGGGGGTTACCCCACCTTCCGCTTGCCCTTGACGGTGTTCTGGGGCTCCTTGTGGACCTTCTTGCCGGCTTTCTTCTCGGCGTCCTGCACGGCAAAGCTGATGCGCATCAGGGCAAGGGCTGCCAGAATGAGCACCATGGCGGTGGTGAACTCGCCGTCGGTGATCGTGCCGCCCAGCTGGGCCCCGCCCTCGATGCCCATAGCATACAGCAGGCCCGCGCCGAAACTCCCGGCGGCCAGCACCTGCCAGACGGTGGATTTAATCTTCATCGTCGTCCTCCTCTTTCAGCGCGCGGATCGTGTTGTAGAGCAGTCCAGACACCCAGCCCAGCTGCCGCTCAAAATCGTCCGGGAAATAGCTCTTCAGAATCTGGGCGATTGCGCACACCAGAAGATGCAGCACGTCGCTGGGACCACCTTCGACCTTGATGGTCGAGTCCTCACTGTCGATGTAAAGTTTTGCCTTCATGTTCATGCTCCTTTCTCAACCTTCGGGAAGAAATACTCCCCGATCTGCTCCTGCGGGATGTGAAGCTCCCTGCAAATGGCGGTGATCTCGTAATGGCGCCACTCATTGTTCTTTTGCTCCGGCTTCGGGTTCAGGCGGGTGGACAGGGTGCTTTCACCCATGCCGACCAGCTTGGCGAACTCCCGGTGCTCAAACCCTTCGTCCTCGATGAGGCGGGCCAGCTTCAGGTAAGGGCTTCTTGGCCTTCTCATGGCTTTTGTCCTCCTTCTTTTTGCGGATGTGTGCCAGCCGCTCCGGCTGGCGTTTGTCCCAGCGCTGTTCTGCCCAGCGCTTGTTGCGGCCGTTCACTGGGCGGCCTCCTTGCCGGTAAAGCCCATCGCCAGCAGCGAAAAGCCGTCCCGGTTCATCAGGTACATGGGGTACTTCTGGTGGTTCTGAGGGTGGACGTACTCGGTCTTGAAGAACAGCGGGGTGTCCCCATTTTTGGGGAAGCTCTTCACGATTTCCGCGATGTCGCGGATGACGTGGTCATGGCGTTTGCCGAAGCGCTTGGCGACGTCCCGGCTGGATGCCACCGGTTCGCCGGGCTTTTTGTTGTTGTTCATGGTTTCACCTCCTTGTTGATTATGGTGATGTCTGTCATGTGGTTTCTCCTTTCATGCCACGGGGCGGCTGTCCAGCTTCTTCAGGCTGGCCACCAGATTGATGGATGCCGCAGCGGTCTCCATCTGCTCGAATGCGTCCTCGTCCATGTCCTTGCACATGGTGTGGATGCGGATCACACGCTCCACGTCCTGCTGCGTCAGACCATACATGGCGGGGTTCAGGGAATTGCTCTTGCGTGCCATAATAAGCACTCCTTTCTGTGGGTGGCTCCCACGACCATCCCGGCGGCGTCACCGGAATGGTTTCGGCCGCTGCCATGCGGCCATCATCGGGTGGGTTGTGGGGTACTCCCTTCTGCGGTATACTTGGGCAGAAAGGAGTGTAAAAAATGCTGGACGTAAAAACGCTGAAGGTTCTGGAATTTCTGAATGAGCATCCTGATGAAGCCTTTTCCATCTATCAGATGGGAAAGCGTGGCATGACCGTCAACTTTGAAACGATGCAATGGCTGACGGACAAAAATATGGTTTTTCGTTATGAAGATGAGGATGCGTTCCGATATGAGTATGAAGAGCCGGAGTACACCTATCAGATCAATGCTGGTGGCCGTGTTGCTCTGGAAGAACAAAAGCATTTCACAAAAACGGAAAGGCGTGCCAACATTGCTCTTGGTTTGTCGGTTTTGAGCCTGCTTGTTGCCATTGCTACAGCCTTAAAAGGTTGATGAGCAGCGCAATGATGGACAGAGCGAAAGCAATACCGTATTTCAGGTCAAGGCGTGCATAGTATCGCTCGGTTTCTTCCAGCATCTTCTGGTCGAGTTCCTGCATTTTCTTGTCGAGCTGTTCCTGTTCTTCCGGTGTGCGGGGATAGTGATTCATCCTCTCCACCTCCCTTCGTTTAAGTGCGGCATGACGGTCGCTTGGCTACTGCGATTGGTAGCTCTGCTCACAATATAGCACGGTTTTGCTATCATGTCAAGCAAAAAAGCAAATGCTCAGCTAACTTTTTTCTTGACATCGTTGTTGACAGGTGTTACAATGCCAAGTAGAGAGGAGGTGAAAACCAATGAACGAACGCATCAAAAAAATCCTTGAAGAACTTGGCTTGAAAAAAGTTGAGTTCGCGGAACGTCTGCATATTTCCAGGCCGTATGCGTCTGAGCTTTGCTCTGGTGCAAAAGCCCCCAGCGACCGCACGATCAGCGACATCTGCCGGGAGTTTGGTGTCCGGGAAGCATGGCTGCGCGAAGGCGAGGGTGAAATGTTCGTGCAGGACACCCAGTCCGAGCAGGTGGCGGCCTTCCTGGCTGACCTGACCAAGGATGACAGCGACACCTTTAAAAAGCGTTTTGTCGAAATGCTGGCAGGCCTGAGCCCGGCGGACTGGGAGCTGCTGGAACGCATGGCCGAAAAATTGACGCAAAAAAAAGAGGAAAGCCCGTAAAGGCTTCCCTCGCATGGTGGCTGGCGGCTCATCCGATCAGGTGGCTTGCGTACACCCACACAAGCCGCAGCTGGCGGAAATCGGCTTTTTCCAGCAGTTTCAAAATGGCATTGATGTAATCTTGTCGTGTCATGTGGCAATCCTCCGATTCGGTTTTATGTTCAAGAACATTATACAACCATTCGGCGTTGAATGCAACAACTTTTGACAACTGAAAACAAACGAAAAAATCGCAGAAAACTGGTTTTTTTTTCAGCAGAAAAAAAGGAGAGAATCATGAAAAAGTCAGCAAAAAGGCTTTTAGGCGTTGTTTTTACACTGGCGCTGATGACGATTCTCGCATGCGGTGCCTTTGCGGCAAAGCCTGCGGTCGAGCTCACCGACGTCTATTTTACGGTCGATGCTTTTGACGGCGTCAGCCCCACGGTCTGCTTCCGGAATAATTCAAACAAAACTATTAAATACGTTACGTTCACGCTGGTTCCGCTTAATGCGGTCGGTGATAGAACTTCCTGTACAATCAGCGGCCGCTCGACGGTGACGGCCCAGGTAGTAGGACCGATTGCTCCGACAAGATTCGACCGAACGGTCGCAAACACGGTGACTTCTCCCGCGTCCATGGGGGATTTTGGACCGTTCCAGGCACAGCAGCAGCTTGCAACGAATTATTACTTTGGCGCAGAAGAGCGCAACGGGCATAGAATCTTTTTGGACAAGGACGGTAATGCCTATTATGCTGATTCCTACACTCCGTCCTCCGTTCTGTCTGTGATCGACCATTCCAAGACGCGGGGTCAGCTGGATTCTACTACTTATCTGACAGATGACGAACTCCAGAATGCAATTTACAATGCAGCAGTGGAATGGGATTGCCTTTGGTACAACAGCACGATCGACGAGATTGCCGTGACCAAGGCGGATATCATCTATATGGACGGAAGTAAAGAGACTGTCAATCAAAAAGCCCTGTATTCGGGTCACTTCAGAAGCGACCCGACGAATCAGCCTTACTATGTGCTGACCAGCAAATACGCCCCTGTTTACGATTATCAGTATTACAAAGAGCACAACGCCGATCTGGCTGCCCTGTTCGGGGATAACCAGTGGAAGTATCTGGAGCATTTCGTAAACAGCGGCATGAAGGAAGGCCGTCAGGGCAGCAGTGCATTTAACCTTGCTGCCTACAAAGCAAACAATCCTGATCTGGTTGCCGCTTTTGGCGAAGATAACCAGAAATACTATGAGCACTATATCTCTTCCGGCAAGAGCGAAGGCCGGAAGGCATCCTGATTATTGAATAAACAAAAACGCCCCCGGTGCTACCAACACCGAGGGAGTCAAGATAAGCGGCTCACCCTTGCGGGGTCATCGCACACCTAAGCAATGCGATTATACCTCTTTTGGGCGGGCTTGTCAAAGTGTACCCATGGAGGTGCATTTTATGGGAAAACGGACCAACACGGCAGCCTGGCTGCCGAATCAGCAGCGCTGGCAGATCAACGTCCAAAAGAATGGTGTGCGCAGATCCTTTACCAGCTCAAAGCCCGGCCGCACCGGCCAGCGTGAAGCCAATGCAAAGGCGGACGCATGGCTGGATGACGGCATCAGCAATACTCGGATGCTGGTAGAAGCAGCCTATCCGCAGTGGATCGGCGAGCTGAAACTGACCACCAGCCGCTCCAACTGGGAACCGATCCAGAGCCGGTGGAACGTCTGGGTGCGTCCAGTCATTGGCCGGAGGCGTGTGGGAGACCTGACGGAACAACAGCTGCAAGCCATCATCAACAAAGGATTTGCAGGAGGACTGAGCAAAAAATACCTTTCCAACATGTGCACGGATTTGACCATGTTCTGCAAATGGCTGCGCCTGAGCAAAATGTCCACTCTGCGGCCGGAAGAACTGCATGTGCCAAAGGGTGCACGCTCCAAGGAAAAAGAAATATTGCAGCCGGAGGATCTGCGTACACTTTTTGAGGTGGACACTACGATCCTGGACGGCAAACTGATCGAGGATCCTTATGTCAATGCGTACAGGTTTAGCGTTGTGACTGGCCTTCGTCCGGGCGAGCTGATCGGACTGAGCTGGAAGGACGTTAAGGGTGGCCGGGTGAAGATCCGGCGAGCTATAAACACCCGTGGCGAGGAAACCCGCGGCAAGAACGACAACGCTGTGCGCGCCTTTGCACTCACCGATAGTGCGGCCGCTATTCTGCAGGCACAGAAAAAGCTGACAGGCGGGCAGGAGAGCGTGTTTGGCATCTCCTGTGAGGACACCTATAGAAAATATTGGCGGCGCTACTGCGAGGCCAACGGCCTGCACTATGTTCCGCCGTATAATCTCCGGCACACGTTTGTATCACTGGCAAAAACGCTGCCGGAGGGACAAGTCAAGCCCTTGGTTGGCCACTCCCGCCAGATGGACACGTTCGGGATCTACGCGCATCTTATTCATGGCGAGGATGTGCAGACTGCCGCCGACCTAGACAACGTCCTCAGCAGGGTTCTTGATCCGGAAGGTCTTGAGAAGTAACACATTTTGTAACACGTTTCTATTTCTCGCACCGTGTTTACGGTTTCCTTCCCGGAGAAGTGGATTTCGGAATTTAACGGAAGTACGTTGGATGTGTATGCCGGGTTTTCGCCGGAAAAGTTCTGGACCGGGTTCGACCCCCGTCGGCGGCATGAAGAAAAGCACCTGAGAACGATGGTTCTTGGGTGCTTTTTTTCATGCTTGTATTCCGGAAAGGGGATGATATGCACATGCTGCGGTCGAGCGGATGGAGAGGCTTTGCGGTCTGTTCACAGTTCATTCGGAAAAAGTGCTTTTTCTTTCCATGGTTTCATGCTATAATAAAAAACGATACGATCTGTGATCGTAACGGGGCAGGGGGCCGCTGGCCGTCCTGCCGGGGCAGTGCCCGCAAACTGCGGCGGGCGGGAAACAGAAAAAGAGAGGCGAATCGAGATGTTGGATATGATCAAATGCAGCACCGGCGGCGCATACTATACCCGCGGCGAGTGGGTGCCGGCAGACGGCAACGCACCGGCAGCACTGGCCGCCAAGGGCTTTGATGCCGCTGCGGTGGAAAACGCCAAGACCGGTACCATGGCCTACAGCATTCTGCAGGCTCACAACACCAGCGGCGATGCCGAAAACCTGAAGATCAAGTTTGACGCCATGGCCAGCCATGACATCACCTTTGTGGGCATCATCCAGACGGCCCGCGCGTCCGGCCTGGAAAAGTTCCCCATCCCGTATGTGCTCACCAACTGCCACAACAGTCTGTGCGCCGTGGGCGGCACCATCAACGAGGATGACCACCGTTTCGGCCTGTCGGCTGCCAAAAAGTACGGCGGCATCTTTGTGCCCCCGCATCTGGCTGTCATCCACCAGTACATGCGTGAAAAGTTTGCAGGCTGCGGCAAAATGATCCTTGGCTCGGACTCCCACACCCGCTACGGTGCACTGGGCACCATGGCCATCGGCGAGGGCGGCGGCGAGCTGGCAAAGCAGCTGCTGGGCCGCACCTACGATGTGGCCCGTCCGGGTGTGGTGGCCATTTACCTCACCGGCAGCCTGCCGGCCGGCTGCGGCCCCCACGATGTGGCCATTGCGCTGGTGGGCAAGCTGTTCAAGAGCGGCTATGTCAAGAACAAGGTCATGGAGTTCGTCGGCCCCGGCATTGCCTCCCTGCGGCAGGACACCCGCAACGCCATCGACGCCATGACCACCGAGACCACCTGCCTGTCCTCCATCTGGGAGACCGACGAGACCACGCAGAAGTTCCTTGCCGTGCATGGCCGTGCTGCGGATTACAAGAAGCTGGCCCCGGCGGACCTTGCCTACTATGACGGCGTTGTGGAAGTGGATCTGTCGGCCATCCGTCCGATGATCGCTCTGCCCATGCACCCCTCCAATGCCTTTACCATCGAAGAGCTGAACGCCAATCTGGAAGACATCCTGCACGCCTGCGAAGAGGATGTGCAGAAGCTCATCGGCCGTAAGGATGTGCACCTGGACCTGTGCAGCAAGATCGAGAACGGCAAGCTGCGGGTGGACCAGGGCGTGATCGCCGGTTGTGCAGGCGGTTTGTACGACAGCATCTATGAGGCGGCTTCCATCCTCAAGGGCCGCACCGGCGGCTGCGGCGACTACGCCCTCAGTGTGTACCCCGGCAGTCAGCCCATCATGATGGAACTGGTGCGCACCGGCGTGATCAGCGAACTGATGGCCAGCGGTGCCACCGTGCGCACGGCTTTCTGCGGCCCCTGCTTCGGCGCAGGCGACGTGCCCGCCAACGGGGCACTGTCCATCCGCCACACCACCCGCAACTTCCCCAGCCGCGAAGGCTCCAAGCCCGGCAATGGCCAGCTGGCGGGTGTGGCCCTGATGGATGCCCGCAGCATTGCGGCCACCACGGCCAACGGCGGCATCCTGACCCCGGCCACCGACATCGACTACGACCCCACCGTGCCGGAGTACCAGTACGATCCTTCCAGCTACGACACCCGCGTGTATCAGGGCTTTGGCAAGGGCGACTACGACGCCCTGCTCAAGCTGGGCCCCAACATCAAGGACTGGCCGGAGATCGCACCGCTGGGCAACAACCTGCTGCTGAAGGTGGCGTCCTACATCACCGACCCTGTTACGACCACCGACGAGCTGATCCCCTCCGGTGAGACTTCCTCCTACCGCTCCAACCCCCTGGGTCTGGCCGAGTTCACCCTCAGCCGCAAGGACCCGGAGTATGTGGGCCGTGCCAAGGCCGTGCGTGCCGAAGAGGAAGCCCGCCGTGCCGGTACGGCAGACGACGCCCTGCTGGCAAAGGTGCACGCCGTGCCCGGCTGCGAGAACCTGACCTGGAACGACCTGCAGATCGCCTCCACCATCTTTGCAGTCAAGCCGGGCGACGGCTCCGCCCGTGAGCAGGCCGCCAGCTGCCAGCGTGTGCTGGGTGCCGGGGCCAACATCGTCACCGAGTACGCCACCAAGCGTTACCGCTCCAACCTGATCAACTGGGGCATGCTGCCCCTGCAGCTGGCCGGGGCTACGCCCTTCGGGCTGGGGGATTACATCCTCATCCCCAATGTGCGTGAAGCGCTCAAGGGCGACCTGAAGGACATCAAGGCCTATGTGCTGGGTGATGAACCCAAGGCATTTGACCTCTACATGGCTCCGCTGACCGACGACGAGCGTCAGATCCTGGCCGACGGCTGCCTGATCAATTTCTACAAACATTAAAGAGGCGTTTCCATGTCCTGCGATCTTCACAACCATTCCACCTGTTCCGACGGCTCGGTGCCCATCCAGCGCCTGCCGGGCATCGCGGCCCGTACCGGGCTGCATGCCATTGCCATCTCCGACCACGACACCACCCTGAGTGCGGCGTACTGCTACGCCCATCCCCAACAGGAGGGCGTGGAGCTGATCCCAGCGGTGGAGCTGACCGGTTACGATTTTGAGCGCCAGCACCGGGTGCATCTGCTGTGCTATTACCCCAACCTGGACTGTGTCCCGCTCCGGGAGCACTGCGAGATCATGAAGCAGCGGCGCAATGCCTGCGGCCTGCAGACGGTCCATGAGCTGGAGGCGATGTACCCGCAGTTCACCGAGGAGCTTGTCTGGGAGACGGCGGCCGAAAGCGGCGTGATCTACAAAAGCGGCATCATGCAGGTGCTGGGGGAGCTTGGCCTGAGTGACGGCAGCATTTACGGCGAGACCTACCACAAGCTGTTCGGCTGGAATCCCCGCGGTATCGTGCTGCACTCGCCGGAGTATCTGCCGGTGCGGGAAGTGCTGGCCACGGCCAAGGCCAGCGGTGGTGCAGTGGTGTTTGCGCATCCCACCGTCTACAAGAGCATGCCGCTGGTGCGCGAACTGGCGGCAGAAGGCGCCATTGATGGTATCGAGGTGGACCACCCCAGCAACAGCCCGGAGGACCGCGCGGAGTGCGTGCAGCTTTGCCGGGAATACGGCCTTGTGCCCACGGCCGGGACGGATTTCCATGGCCGGAACCACAAGGTGCCCCATCCCATCGGCACTTGTACCGCTCCGGACGAGACGGTCACCCGCCTGCAGGAGATCGCCCGCAAACGGGGCGGCGGCAATGGTACACGATAAAGCCGGAAAAGGCTTTTCCTTTATAAGAAAGAGAGAGGAAGTTTGAAACCATGAGCAAGGAATTCAGTTTTGCAAACAAAGGCACCTGCTCCAAGCAGACCAATTTTGTCCTGAACGACGACCACACCATTGCGTCCATCGAGGTCATCGGCGGCTGCAACGGCAACCTGAAAGGCATCTGCCAGCTGGTCACCGGCATGAAGGCCGAGGACGTCATTGCACGTCTGGACGGTACGCTGTGCGGGTTCCGCAACACCAGCTGCCCGGACCAGATCGCACAGAACCTGAAGAAGGCTCTGGAAGAGATGAACTGACCGGAAACCGATCGAAACGCGGGCACCGCGCTTTGCAGAAATGCAGGGCGCGGTGTCTTTTTTGTGTACGGGAAAAGCGAAAAATGCACAATATGCAATCAAATGAGTAAGAATGCAATAATATGCATTTTCGATAAGTCTGACTTTTGAGAGGAAAGTGAGTGAAAGAACAAAAATGTGTTGCACTTCCCAGAAAACGCACTCGAAGTGCAACACGAGCGTAACGGGAAAAGGGGACGCTTCCGGATGTAGTTGCACTTGTGTTACGCTTCTGAACGGACCGATTTTTGAATTTTTTGCATTTTTGTCCCGAAAAATTGCGCAAAACCCCTTGACGATGAGATGCTCTTGTGATACTCTTGTGACGCAAGAGTTGCACTTGTGAAACGCACGAGTTGCAAAACGGATTTGCAACGCGCAACCGATCAAATGCAAAACGGCTTTTATACAAAAAGCTGTATCAGGAGGATGTCTTATGAAACTCGAAATGCGTACTGTTCAGAAGATCGCGGCAGCTGCCATGACGCTGGCTGTGATGTTTGGCTGCGCATCTCCGCTCAAGCCTCTGGCTGCGAGCGCTGCACAGAACACTGTGTCGGTTTCTGCGGACATCGACGAAGAAAACTCCTACATCAGCGCACAGGACCAGATGTACCAGAAGGATTTCCTGAAGCTCATCAACAAGGCCCGCGCAAAGGCTGGTCTGAACAGCGTGGAGCTGGGCGATGCCGCCCACAACGCCGCCGCTGCTGAGCGTGCCGAAGAGCTGGCTACCACGTATTCTTATGTGCGTCCCAACGGTCAGCGCGACTTCACCGTTTTTGCCGAGAACGGCATCGGCGATGTGTCCGTTGGCGAGAACTATCTGGCCGGCGTGTCCACTCCGGACTCCGCCATGGACCAGTGGATGAACCTCGATTTCGCCCGTGAGCGCATCCTGAATGCGGATGCCACCACCGTGAGTGTCGGCCACTATGAGGGCGGTGCCTACGGCAACTACTGGGTGCTGATCTTCTCTTACCCCGAAAACTCTCACACCGATGACTTCCGTCAGGAAGTGCTGGATCTGGTCAATGTCGAGCGTGCAAAGTACGGCCTGACCCCGCTGGTGATGGGCGATGCCAACCTGACCGCTGCCGCACAGAAGCGTGCCGAAGAGATCGCTACCGTCAACTCCCATACCCGTCCGGATGGCAGCAAGTGCTTCACCGTGCTCAAGGAGTACGGCGTGACCGCAGCTCCCACCGGTGAGAACGCCGCCTGGGGCAGCGTTTCTCCGCAGGAGGTCGTAGATGCCTGGATGCAGTCCGAAGGCCATCGTGCCAACATTCTGAACCCCGAAGCCCGTGCCATGGGCGTTGGCTACTACTACAACAGCAGCAGCACCTGGGGCCATCAGTGGATCCAGATCTTCACCAAGTGATATCCTCTTCATCATCATACCAAGATACCTTCTCCCTTTCTTGAAAAGTTGTGTGCGAGGAAAGCCCGGCAGCGAAAGCTGCCGGGCTTTTCACTTGCACAAATGGCGTTTTATGTTATACTGATTCTGAATAACACGCAGGAGGAACCATTGTGGAGGATTACCGGACCATCCGCGGTACGGCCGTGGGCGAATACGAAGAGAAGAAGAGCCGCTTCATTGCGCAGCTCTCCTTTGCGGACAGCGAGGAGGCCGCCGTGGCATTCCTGGAGCAGGTGCGCGCGGCCAACCGCACGGCGCGGCACAACGTGTATGCTTACCGGCTGCGGGAGGGGAATCGGGAACGCTACTCCGACGATGGCGAGCCGGCCAAAACGGCCGGGACCCCGGCACTGGAGGTGCTGCAGCACAGCGGCCTGACGGATCTGATCGTGGTGATCACCCGTTACTTCGGCGGGGTGCTGCTGGGCACCGGCGGGCTGGTGCGTGCGTACACCACGGCCACGGCCCGCGCGCTGGAAAATGCCGAGGTGGTCACGGTGCGCAGTGTGGTGGAGCTGCGCGTGACGGTGGACTATTCTCTTTACGAGCGGGCATCCCTGCTCATTGACGCCGCCGGGGCAAAGCAGGCTGCGCCGGAGTTCACCGACCGGGTCACCCTGCGCTGGCAGATGCCGGAACACACCGAAGGTCCGCTGCTGGAACAGCTGCGGGAGCTGACCCGGGGCGGGGCGGAGGCAGCAGTGTCTGAGCCATTCTACGCACCTTTTTAAAAATCAAGTGAATTTTAGGAGCTGACACAGAACTTCCCCCTTCGACAGGGCCGTTGTGCTACAATTGCCGCAGGCGCGGCGCGTGGGATCGGCTGCGCCGGGATTTCCGGTGGAAAGGGGGAGAAGAACCAGAAAAAGGAGGGGACCAGCATGGATGTGCGCCAGAGAACCGAAGAGATCGAACACCTGACCTTTGCACCGTGGGCGACCTTCAGCAATGCCAGCCGCGGCCGGGCGGTGCCGGAGCCGCAGGATCCGCTGCGCCCGGTGTTTCAGCGTGACCGCGACCGGGTGCTGCACTGCAAGGCGTTCCGCCGCCTGAAGCAAAAGACCCAGGTATTCCTGTCCCCGGAAGGGGACCTGTACCGTACCCGGCTGACCCATACGCTGGAGGTGTCGCAGATCGCCCGCACCATTGCCCGCGCCCTGCGCCTGAACGAGGATCTGACCGAGGCCATCAGCCTGGCCCATGACCTGGGCCACACGCCCTTTGGCCACGCCGGAGAACGGGCGCTCAACCAGCTCTGCCCGGGCGGGTTCAAGCATTATGTGCAGAGCCTGCGGGTGGTGGACAAGCTGGAAAAAGAGGGCAGGGGCCTCAACCTGAGCTGGGAAGTGCGCAACGGTATCGTGACCCACACCAAAGGCACCTGGGCTGCCACCCCGGAAGGGCGCATCGTACGCATGGCAGACCAGATCGCCTACGTCAACCACGACATCGAGGACGCCGTGCGCGCCGGTGTGCTGGACCCGGATATCCTGCCCAAAGACTGCACCGCGGTGCTGGGCACCACCAAATCCGCCCGCATCACGACCATGATCAACAGCATCCTGCGCAATAGCGACGGCAATGTACGGGTGGGTACGGAGGAGAATGAGGCCTTTCTGGCCCTGCGGGACTTCATGTACGCCACCGTCTATGTGGACAAAACCGCCAAACGCGAGGAACAAAAGGTGGACAAGGTGATCGGGGAGCTGTATGACTACTACCTGAACCACATCGACCGGATGTCCAATTTCTACGTTCAGCTGGCGTATCAGGAAGGCCGTGACCGCGCGGTGACCGACTACATCAGCGGTATGAGCGACGAGTTTGCCATCCGTACCTTTGAGGAGCTTTTTGTGCCGCAGAAGTGGCATGTTCTATAAACCGGAAAGGTCGTTTGAAAATCCATGATCCCACACGAATACATTGAGGAACTGACCCGCCGCACCGACATCGTGGAGTTGGTGGGCAGCTATGTGCAGCTCAAGCGCAAGGGGCGGCTGTACGGCGGGCTGTGCCCCTTCCACAGTGAAAAATCGCCCTCCTTTTACGTCTACCCGGACACCCAGAGCTTTTACTGCTTTGGCTGCGGGGCCGGCGGCGATGCCATTACCTTTGCCAAAAAGATCAACAGCATCGACTACCCGGAGGCCGTCAAGATGCTGGCGGCCCGGGCCGGGATGCCGGAGCCCCAGGAGGACGACAAGACCGGCCGGATGCGCAGCCGCATCCTGTCCATGAACAAGGAGGCGGCACGGTTTTTCCATGCCTGCCTCAACTCCACTGTGGAGGAGGCCCGGCAGGCCCGTGCCTACTGGCGACGGCGCGGCCTGGACGACAAGACCATCGTCCGGTTCGGCCTGGGCTATGCCCCCAACGACGGGCAGGCCCTGTATCAGTTTTTGCGCGACAAGGGCTACAATCAGCAGGAGCTGGACGCCAGTGGTCTGTTCAAGCGCAGTCCGTCCGGGCGGATCTACTGCCTGTTCTGGAAGCGGGTGATGACCCCCATTTTTGATCTGCGGGGCAACATCATTGCCTTTGGCGGCCGCGTGCTGGATGACTCCAAGCCTAAATACGTCAACAGCCCGGAAACGCTGGTCTACCACAAGTCGGACACGGTATTCGCGCTGCAGATCGCCAAGCGCAGTGCGTCCCGGCGGTTCGTGCTGTGCGAGGGCTATATGGACGTCATCAGCATGCAGCAGGCCGGCATCGACACGGCAGTGTGTGCCTGCGGCACGGCCCTGACCCCGGATCAGGTGCGGCTCATCAGCGAGTACGCGGACGAAGTCATCCTGAGCTACGACTCGGACGAGGCGGGCCAGAAAGCCACCCTGCGGTCGCTGGAGCTGTTCCGCAACAGCCCGGTCAAGGTGGGCGTGCTGCAGATCCCCGGTGCCAAGGACCCGGACGAGTACATCAAAAAGTATGGCGCCGAGCGCTTCAAGGCACTGCTGGACGGCGTGGGCAATGCGCTGGACTTCCGTCTGGGGCGGCTGCGCAGCCAGTATGATCTTTCGCAGGATGCCCAGCGGCTGGAGTATGTCAAACAGGCGGTGGACCTGCTGGCCGAGCGTTCCAGCCCCACGGAGCAGGAGGTGTACGCCGGACGTCTGGCCGAGGAAACCAACATCTCCAAGACCGCCATCATGACCCAGCTGGAAACGGCTGTAAAACGGGTAGGCAGCAAGCGCCGTTATGAAAAGAAAAAGGCTGTGCTGCAGTCCGGTGAGATGAACCAGATCAAGGTGTCCTACACAGCAGGCGGCAGCCAGGCACTGGGCATCGTCAGCGCACAGCAGCGTCTGCTGGCGGCCATCCTGCGGGAACCGCAGTATCTGGATCTGGTCAAGGATCAGCTGACGGCAGAGCAGTTCATCCAGCCCCAGCAGAAGGAGCTGTATGAAGCCATGCTGCGGTGCCGGGAGCAAGGCGTGGAGATCAGCCTGACCGCCCTGCACGCTTTTGCCGGGGAGGAGGCCCTGAATGAACTGAGCCATCTTGCGGCACAATACAGCGATGTGAACTGTACACCGGATGACATCCGGCTGTATCTGGACCGCATTGCCCGGGGCATGCCCGTGGCAAGCAAGGCGGCCAGCATGACAAACGAGGAACTGAGCAGCTACTTCCAGTCGATGCGCGAAAAAAAGCAGGGGCTCGTGTGCGAAGAAGAATGAGGCCCGCTTTCCCCTCCGGCTGGAGCAGGAGAGGAAAGGAGCAGGAATCATGCAGAAATTGTCGCAGACCGAGGAACTGGCCCGGACGCTGGCGGCACACGCCCGGCGCAAGACTCTGACCCCGGACCAGATCAGCCGCGCCATGGACGAGGCAGACTATGATGTGGCCCGGCTGGATGAACTGTACGAAGCGCTGGAGGCCCGGGGCGTGCACATTGCCGAGGACGAGGAAGCGGAGCTTCCGCCGCTGGACGAAACGCAGCTTGGTCAGCTGGAACATGAACTCTCCGCCGAGGGCGTGGCGCTGGATGACCCAGTGCACACCTATTTAAAGGAGATCGGCCGGGTGCCGCTGCTTACGGCACAGCAGGAAGCAGACCTTGCCCGCGCCGCACAGGCCGGGGACGCCGACGCTCGCCGTGCTCTGAGCGAAGCCAACCTGCGGCTGGTGGTGTCGGTGGCCAAGCGCTATGTCGGGCGGGGGCTGCCGTTTCTGGACCTGATTCAGGAAGGAAACCTCGGCCTGATGAAGGCGGCCGAAAAGTTTGAGCCGGAGCGCGGCTTCAAGTTTTCCACCTACGCCACCTGGTGGATCCGGCAGTCCATTACCCGTGCGATTGCAGACCAGGGCCGTACCATCCGCATTCCGGTGCATCTGGTGGAGAACATCAACCGGGTCAAAAAGACAGCAGGGGAGCTGCTGCGCAAAAATGGCCGGGAGCCCACGGTGGAGGAAATCGCCGTGCAGCTGGATCTGGAACCGGACCGGGTGCGGGAACTGCTGCAGCTGGCACAGGATCCCATCAGTCTGGAAACGCCGGTGGGCGAGGAAGAGGATGCCCATCTGGAGGATTTCATCCAGGATGAGGAAGCGGGTGTTCCGGTGGACGAAGCCGGGCGGCAGCTGCTGCGCCGGGAACTGATGAACGTGCTCAAGAGCTTGACGCCCCGGGAAGAGCGGGTGATCGCCCTGCGCTTCGGGCTGGAGGACGGGCGCTCCCGGACGCTGGAAGAGCTGGGCCGGGAGTTCAACGTGACCCGGGAGCGGGTGCGGCAGATCGAAGCCAAAGCCCTGCGTAAGCTGCGGCATCCCAGCCGCGCCAAGCGCCTGCGGGATTATCTGGATGAGTGAAGCGCTGATAACATTATAAGAGGGAGCCTCTGAAAAATCTGCGGATTTTTCGGAGGCTTTTTTGCGCAGAAGTGGAACGGAACGATTGGAAATGGCTCCGCGTGCGCTGCGCCATGAAGAGCGGAAATATCATTTTCACGAGAGGGGTCGTTACGGTAAGGGGCATCTGTTGCGATCGGCTTTACGGTCGCCGCGTAACAGGGCAGAGAAATCTTTATGATAAAGTCGTACTTCAGAATACAAGAGACAAGATAGACAAATTGCACAAGGCTGTTTTGGTATGGAACGTGCAAAATAAAAATATCAACCCCTAAAACGAAGAAAATTGACACGCTGCCGGGTGTACGGAATAAACCGGCAAAAATCAAAAAAATGCACAGAAATCGTGAAAAATGGCTTGACAACTGGACTTTTAGGGTGTATACTGCATTAGTATCACATAATGGACTAATGCGCCTAAAAGAGGAATGCGTCGGGGTCGGCTGAGTGGGTCAAACCGCAAAGTTTGTGAAAAACGCCGAAACGTTCCTTCCGACGCGGGTCGAATTATGTGTGTCTGCTCAAATTTGACCCGTGTATACGACATCCCGTAGAGTATAAAAGTAAGGAGTGGTTGATTTTATGATGAAAGTCAA